ATTCTCAATGATGATCTTGCAGGACAGACAGAGCAACGCAAGCGCGCTCGCCTGTTGCCAAAGGGCCTTACACCTATTGTTAATGAAGGTTATGGCGAGAAGTTTAAAGACACACTTGATGATTATTTAGTTACTTCTATTTGTGGACACTTTGGCGTTCAACCCGCAGAAATTGGTTTCTCACCAAAGGGCGGTTTAGGCGGGGCTGGTTTCTCAGAAGGACAAGCAGAAAATGGAGAAGCACTAGGTATTGGGCCTCTTTCTAATTGGATCTCTAAACAACTTACAAATCTTTCTTACACATACTTAGGTATGCCGCGTGAACTTGAATTTAAACTTATGACTTCACAGCGTTTAGATAATGAAGAAAACGCCCGCAAGAATGAAATAGAAATTCGCTCCGCTGGTAAATCTGTAAATGAGCGCAGATCAGAATTAGGTTTACCGTTGCTTGATACGCCGCAGGCTGACATGCCAATTCTTGTAAGTGGAGCGGCTGTTTATTTGTTCTCACCTGATGGTTTGATTGATGCGGCTACTGCTTCAATTGCCCCAACATTGAGTGGGCCTGATGCAACACCTGATGCGCCTACAACTCCAAATCCTCTTGAGCAAGAACCTTCAACAGAGGTAAAGCCTGAAGATGAAGAAGTGACTGAAGTAAAAGCATTTATGAAATGGGCGGCTAAAGGTAAGCGCGCAAGATTATTTGAGTTCAAATCACTTGATCCAATTGTGGGAGATGCGCTTAACCGTTGTGCTTTTGATGGTGATTTAGATACCGCTAGAGCGCTGGCAAAGGCTTATCTAACATGATCAAGGGCGCTCTTGAGGCAGATGGGCGCTTAGCGGCAAAGAACGCGGTGAAGATTAGAGCGGCACTGCACCAGGTAACAGACTTCAAAAGAGTCTTTAATAAATACCAGGAGACTCAACCGCAACCTACAGATAACACTGCGCAAGATCGCACACGCGCCCGCTCATGGCTCATACTTAACATTTATCTTAATGATGAACCCCTGCGCCAAATAGTTACACGCGCATGGGCAGAGGCTTATGTTTTAGGGCAAGCCGCCGCTGGTGAATGGATTGCTAAAACAGAACGCGCAAACAAGGCTGATGACATTGAAATCAATTGGGATAAATGGCAACCAGGAGATAAAGCCACCGCTCTTTTGCTTAACCCAACTAAAGGGTTTGAGGCTTATTTGCAATCAGTAAACGCTGATAGTTATTTCAAAAAGTTTAACAAAGAAACTATTGTAAATTTAGGCACTGCTTTATCTGACTCAATTGCACTTGGTTTAGATGCTGAAAGCGCCGCGGTAATGATTGGGCAACATGTGGCAAGCCCTAGCCGCGCTTTAACTATTGCCATTACTGAGCAGAACCGCGCTATGTCTTTTGGATCTATACAACGCTACAAAGAAGCAGAACTTACAAAAATGGAATGGGCCGTATCTGATCCGTGTGATGTGTGTGCTAAAAATGATGGGCAAGTAATTGTTATTGGTCAAACATTTGCATCAGGAGATCAACAACCCCCTGCTCACCCACACTGCCGTTGTGTGTTGTTGCCTGTAATCCCTGGCATGGAAGATGAACCTGAAATGCCAGGCGCAACAATGGTTGTTCCTCCTTCTCCTGTTAGTTTTGGCCCTGATGCTGGCACTTTCTTAACACCTAAAGAAGAAATTGAACAAGTAGTTGCGGCGCTTCAAGCACCTAAGCCTGTAAATCCCGCATTAGTTGCTTATGAACAATTAGATGCGCGCCCATTTGTACCTGGTCAATGGACAGTTCTACCGCGTGATGTTGTAAGAGAAGCCGCTATACAAAATCTTATGCGCGTTTATTCAGATTTTTCAGGCAATCCAATTAGTAGAATGAGGGCTGAAGCAATGCTTGGCCCATTTGCAATTAAAAGAGCAGATAAATCATTGTTAGATAAAGGTATTATTTACAAAAATGGCCCAGTAGAAGTTCAGTTTGCAAGTGCTGGTTTAACTGCAACAAAAGCAGATCAATTACTTGTGTTACAAGAAGTAGATAAATTACAAATAAGCAATCCTAAAGTGCGGGCTGTTGTTCACATTGATAAAAATTCTAAAGGTAAATACGGTTGGGCTTACGGTGGCAAAGAAGATTTATGGGTTACGCCTGAAGTTGTAAAAAATCCAACTCTAGGCGCGGCTGAAAAAGGCAAGTTCAAGATGCCTGCTACTGAAGCAACCACGCAACTTCAATACACGCTTGCACATGAATGGGGTCATCTTATTGATGACATTGTTGATGGAGAACAAACTTTTAGAAGAACACAAGCAATTGCCAGGTTTAAAGCAGAATTTCCTGACTCTTTCAAAAGCGGTTATTCAGCCAAAAATACTAAAGAATTTTATGCTGAAATGTTTACTGAGTTTTACAGGACTGGTGGCCAAACCCCTAACCTGCTTGTGCAGGCTATGGCTAGAGAGTTTGGTTGGAAAGTTCCTGAAGTAGCAGGGCCTAAGTATGTGGCGGCTAGAAAACCTGCTAGTTATTTCACGCCTGATAAGGCTTTGCAATTAGAAGAAGGCGTACCGTGGCGGCCTGAAGGTGAGAACTTGTATCTTAAAAAGGTACTTGATGAACAAGGATTTAACGGCAAGCCTAGAGTTGTTTCAGCAACGGAATACAAGAAAGCCGTGGACTCAGGAGCAGTGCCTTTACATAGAGGTGTTGCAGGAGACACCCCTGAACAGGTAGATCAATTTGTGGCTCAATTGCTTACAGGGGATACTCCTTATGTTGGGCGTGGAATGTTTGGTGATGGCACTTACTTCACCGACAAACCATCAACAGCGCTCAAGTTTGCCAAAGAGGACAGGGTTGGAAACCCAATTGAATTTGGTAAAACAATAGAAGCGGCCTTAGACCCGCGGGCAAAGATTGCGTTCTTAGATGACATAAAAGAAGAATTTATGAGTACAACAAGAATGACCCAGGCTCAAAAAGATTTTTATTACTCTTTCCCGCAAGATTTTTATGAAGATGCAAGCATGTGGGCCGCGTCTAATGGCTATGACGCTATTTTGATTAGAAACCCAGTGGTGAATTGGCAATCGCAAGAAGCATTACCTGATTTGTACACAATTGTTCTTAACAGAACAGCGTTAATCATTAAGGAGATGCCATGACAGAAGTAGAAATAAGCCGTAAGGCGGGTGTACTTGTTGCCTACCTTAATCAAGGGGCTGTTGAACGATTGTTTACGGCGCTTAAAAAAAGCACTTCTTATGAAACATTACAAGAGCCATACAAAACATGGCTTACGGATCACTCAGCAATACCAACAAAAGACTTGCGGGCAAACGCAAAAAAAGCAAGAAAGGCAAAGGTGTAACTAATGAAAGATGAAAGTTGTGATCCACCTAGAGATGTTGATTGGGCAGAAGCATCAATCATTGAAGTAGTGTTAAGCGCACAAGAAGGCATACCTGGTGCAAAGGCAGAATTACAACGCAGAGAAAAGGAAGTTGATACTCTTAGCGCAAATGGTGTTAAGGAGTAAGCATGAGTGATGGATTTGTTCCACCTCAAGAAGTGCGCAACAACGCCAAACGCGGTTTAGAACTCAGAGCAAAACATAATCGTGGTGGTACAGAGGTTGGAGTTGCTCGCGCCCGCGACTTATCAAACGGAAAAGCATTATCATTAGAAACCTTAAACCGCATGAATTCTTACTTTGCTCGCCATGAGGTAGATAAAAAAGGTGAGGGTTGGGGCGTAGATAGTGCAGGTTACATTGCTTGGTTGCTTTGGGGCGGAGACGCTGGTAGAGCATGGGCTAAAAGAATTACCAGTGAACAGGAAAACAAGGAGAAATCAATGGCAAGCAATCTAACAACCACCTCATACTTTAGTATTGAGAAGGCTGATCGCAACGCAGACGGCACAATGACCGTTTACGGAAAGGCCACTGATGACTCAATTGACATTGATCAACAGATTTGTGATGGCGATTGGTTAAAGCGCGCCATGCCCGCCTGGTTTAAATCAGGTGGAAACATTAGAGAACAACACAGCAACATTGCCGCTG